GAGTTTAGACATGTTACTATTATGAACTTCTTTGAAGCATTTGTCAAGCTCTAATCCGAATGCTGCTCCGGCGCCATACACAACGTAAAGCAAATCAGTCAAAGCATCGGCAACTTCTACCAAGTCATTATTTACGATACCCTCTTTTAATTCATCTAATTCTTCTTGAATTAAATCTACACGCAAATGTGTAGTTGTGGCATCAGGAAACTCTGGAGTAGTTTTAACCTCCTGACCATAAGTCTCCATAAATTCAATTACTTTACGAAAGTTAGTCATAAAATTCTCCTAGTGGATTATATTGTTCATAGTTTAAACAAAGAAGTTCTTTGCGAGTTTTTTGATCAGTCATATATTCTTTACTGGATGTTACCATCGTATATGATAGATCCCATTCAATTTGCCTCCATCCATCAAACAGTTTACGAATATTCTCATTAGAATTATATGTAACCATCATCATAGATTTGTGTTTATTTAGATTTTCTGAAAACTCCACATGATTAAAACCTTTGTGCATATCACCTTTATGCCCATACAAAATTTCACCATCACCACCACTTAAAGTGTAATCAGTTTTTAAATCATACGGTGGATCAAGGAATATGAAAGTATTTTTATTATTGGTCAAGAGTTCAGTATAATCTGTGTTTGTAATCTTCCAGTTCTGTATTAGATTGCTATAAACCTTCAAAGACTTAATATTCTGATATGTCCAATTTTTAACTGATGCTGATTTAGAAAATCCAGAGTTTAAAGTCAGACCAGAAAAAGAACATTTGTTAATAATATAAAATCTCCAAGCAATTTCAAAAGGATCAGTCTGTTCTAAAATATCATCACGCAGTTTTAAAAATAGTTCTTTCGCTTTTTCATCTGTATCATATTCAGCACGCTTACTTACAATTATATCATAGAGATCCTGTACGTTATCTCGAAGAGTAATCCAAAAATAATATAGATTAGTATATTTGTCATTCACCCAGACAGGAATATTCGGAAACTTTTTAGTAAAGGCAATCGCAGGACTACCACCCCCAAGGAATGGATCACGATATTCTTGAATATCTGTTGGTAGATTTTTATCCGAGAACAGATAATCTACCGCACGGGATTTTCCGCCAGGATACCGAAGTGGAGTTTTGTAACTCCTCATGTAAAAAAGTCCTCAATCGAAACAGTCTTTTCAACTTCCCAACCAACAGCATCGAGAATCACTCGCAGCGGTTCAACGAAAGTTTTTTCAAACTGTTTATCATAATCTACATGCCGATGCAATTTAAACTCCTGAGGCAAAACTTGAGGGTAAGATATAATATTCTCTTTTAGAGGATTAGGCAAGCTTAAATATGTAAACTTTATCTTTTCTCCATTTTTAATATCTTCATACTTTTTAGAAAGGTTTAGGTCTTTAAGCATATTGTTATAAAGGATGGAACCTCTTACGTGAATGGGGCAACCCTTTTTATATACAGTCTTGCGGTCAATCCATCCAGTAATATTAGAAACGCCACGGGGGAATGATACATCCTCCGGAGGCAAAGACTTAAATTCCTCACGGAAGTCAGCGATAAACTTTTGAGTGCGCTCTTCATCACCCTCCATAATAATTTTAAATGCTTGCTTAAACTTATCCCGCACAACCTGTGGAGTGGATGACTTGATAGCTTCAATGCCCATGATCTTCATCTTGGGTTCAGTATAGCGCACCCCTTCATTGTCCAGCACGTTTAGAATGTATCGCTTCTTGGCAGTCCAGACTCCACGGTCAGCGATTACCTCACGTTCCATGTCCATGCGATTTTCTTTACAATTCATATACTCATGGAGTTTAGCATATTCTTTCGCAAGGATAGGCTGGAAATGCTTTTCGCCCAGCTCAGATAGGAAGTTGATAGGGTTCTTGGGTTGAAACTTATCAATCAATGGTTTCATATTAACATAGAGTGAGTCAGTATCAATCGCAATTACATAATCATCTTCAATCTCACATGCTTCAGACATCGCAGCATTCATAGCACGTTCAGCCCAGAGAATACACAGCTGACCACTATAGGTAATTGCCTCAGCGATGCGCTGATCAAAATAGTTAAAGTATTTGTTGCCAAGCGCACCATAAAGAGAGTTAAGTAGAATCTTAATTGCCATCTGTTGATTTTCTAGATGTTCAATTTCTTTCTCGATCTCATAAGAGTTACCCTCTTTTTGTTGCCGCTGTTTAGCATCGAGCATACCTTTCTTAATCACTTTACGCTCAACATAATAATCTTTTACAATACGAGGTAGGATCCCAACTTCATCAGTACGGAAGGTCACACCATTGGCAGCGACAGTTTCATTCGGTTTATTTTGTATTGGAAGTTGATTCAGGCAAGATTCAACCGAAACATTGGAATTAAAACTGTTAGATATAGTTTCAGTCGACATATTCCACTGTACAATAATATTAGGATACAGTGATGCAAGGTCAAAAGATACCACCCACTCATACATGTTAGGAGTAGGTTCTTTTACATATGCGCCAGGATATTTCTGCTTATCTTTATTTTTCTTAAGAGGCGGAACAATCTTGCGAGACATCAGGTCTCGATAGATAATCGTTTCCCAGATACCAGTTGTTCCAAAGGTATCTACAAAGTTACAACCTGCTTTATATGCCATAGTCATAGCAAGCGTAATCAGACCAAGTTTATCTTCGAGACGATCAACAAGTTCAACGTCTTTAATGTTATAATCTACAAACTTTTGAAAGTCATGTTTATACAAGGAATGAAGCGAACCATATTCATCATAGGATAGTTTCTTTTCACCAAGAACAACATGCGCAATATGGTCAAGTTTATATGACTCTTGCGTGCCATAAGTGTAACCAAACTTCTGAAAGAGGTCAAGGTAATCTAACTGCTGAATGCCAGATAACTCATAAGCAAGCAGTTCACGATTATTCTTTTGAACCTTACGTTCACGAATATGTTCCCAGGGAGAAAGTTTCTTTGCTTTATCTTCTCCAAGAACTTTAGTGATACGATTTACAAGATATGGAACATCAAAGAATGTAGTATTCCATCCGGTAATTACATCAGGGCAGTTAGAAGGATTACTCCAGAAAGCAATGAAAGATAAAAGTAATTCATATTCGTCATCGCATTGATAGTATTTGATATTTGTTGACTCTGCCGTATAATCGCCCATACCCCAAACGTGATACAGATTATCAATATTATTCTTAGCAGTGATTGTAATGACAGGATGATCGGCAGTATCTGGCTCAGGGAATCCGTCGTCGGAAGCCACCTCAATGTCGATTGTGGTCGTGTTGATAACTTCACGGTCAAATTTAATTTGGTTAGGATAAACATCATAAACCCACTGAGCAACATGATTTGTATTGCCCACCACCTCAAAATTATCCACTCCTTTATATCGGTCAAGGAACTCTCTCGCTTCCCTGCCAGAGTTGAAGGTGACTGGTGCGACTGGTTGTCCATTTAAAGATTTCCAATTAGTTTTTTCTTTTGTTGGAACATAATATGTTGGTTTGAACTTAATGCGTTCTTGTATTTTAATACCGTCTTTATATCCACGAACAAGGATATTATTTCCAAGACGATTGACTGATGTATAAAACTGCATCGTCACCCTTTCAAAGTTTGAAAGATAATTATACTGTATATTGTGCAATTTGTCAATAGAAAAAGGGTGACCGAAGCCACCCTCTTCAATTACTGATAAGACTTAGCGTCTAACCAGTGTCTGCCGTTAATCTGATATGGTGCTTGACCATATGCGATTACTTTCTGCCGTTGCTCAAGATCGACAAGATCAACCGAGTCAGAAAGATACCTTTCTTCATCAGTCATAGCTGCTCTCTTGATTGCATTTGCGATATAATTCTTAACCGACTTTGCGAATGACTGCATCATATCCATCCTTCTTTAACATATCAACTAATTCACCAGTGGGAACACCAGTGTTATATTCACGTTGGATGTAATTTGCTACGCCATAGTAGGCGTGGTGCATTCGTGCTTCGATTAGACCTTTACCGGCTTTCCGTAAGAAGTTCAGCATTTGTTGTTACCTCGCTGCGATTATTGATTTCGATTTTGCGAGGCTTCTTCTCATCGGGCAGAACGACTTCTAAATGAATTGCTAGAATACCGTTCTCCAGAGAAGCTCCTGTAACTTGTGTATATTCAGACAGTCTAAAAGACCGATGAAACTTACGGGTGGAGATGCCTTTGTGAATGAACTCTAGACCTCTTGGTGTGTGGTCACCGTTCACTTCAAGGATACCATCTTTTAGTTCTACCGATAACTCTTCTTCCTTAAAACCCGCAGTTGCGACTTCGATACGATACTTCATATCTTCGTCTTTAATAATATTGTGCGGAGGATAATGATCAGCAGCGTGTTTGGTCATGTCTTCAAGTTCTTTGAAAATATGATCAAACCCTACAAATGCGGATCGAGGAAAACGAGCGTACTTTTGATTATTAGTCATCTGAAATCTCCTATGATTAGCGAGAAAGTAGACCGATTATTCGCATCTACAAAATTATTTATACGCTATCATAGGAGAAAAGTCAAGCTTTAATTAGAAAACACTATTTCCCAATATTATACTTGGGGCAAAGTTCCCAATCATTCTTTTCTTTAAAAGGTAAAACTTTAATCTGGCGAAGAGGAGCGACATCTTTGGCGGATTCAGTATTTACAATTGTTACCAGACCCCAATCTGATAAAAGAGTCGCAATCGTGTTACGTCTTTGTAAATCTGTTACCTCTAAGGTTGACTTATTACCATCTAAGAGAAACAACTCTTTAAAGTGGGTAATAAAATATCGTCCCTGTTTATGTAAAATATGACAGGACTGATACAACTTCTTATCTTTGCGAGAAGCAATACCGATACGA